ATACCTTGACCTTGTATTCCACAATCAAAGAAAGCATATTCTTTAATACCCTTAATTCCTTTTTGAGCATTAACTTCTGTAAGGTATTCTATTTGTGGATATTTTTTTAATATAGTTTCAAACACTTCTTTTTTGATACACATAAAACCAGTACCAACATAATCACAAATTTTAAAGCCATCTTGATTATCTTTAAAGTCATATTTACCTAAAGGAAAATTAACACACCAACCTAAACTAGCATCTCCATCTTCAATCTTTGTATCTTTTTTTATAGGATAAGGTGCAGATACTATTTGCTTATTAAATAAAAGAACTCTTATAAAATCATCAGGAGCAAAACTTATATCTGCATCTATAAAAAATAAATGAGTATAATCTCCTTTTAAAAATTCTGTAACTAACTTATTTCTTCCTCTTGTAATTAGACTATCTCTTACCCACATCATACCAACACTTATGCCATTTTGTATAAGTATATCTCTTGTTGATATAATTGATGATATTGTTTCTAAATGTATTTTTGTATCAAAACTTGGAATGCAAATTAATACTTTAACTTTTTTTTTCATAATTTAAAAGAGAAAGTCGGCTGTGTGGTGGACAACCAACTTCCCCTCTCCTATCTTGATTTAAACCAAGATGGAAGTCCTAAATGCTTTCTTTTATCAAACATATTATCTCTAGCAAATTTTGTTTTAGTATTATTATAATGTAAAAATACTTGTGCTGAAATTTTACCTTTGAACTTTTCTCTCCAATGTTCTAGTTCACAACCACTATAAACTAGCATATCTCCTGGAGATAAATCTACTTTAATTCCTTTTTTACCTAATTCTCCTGATGGTTCTAAATAAATTGACCACTTATCTCCACCAAGATTCATAGTAGTTGATATTTCACAACTAAATCTATCTCTATGTCTTTTTAATATATCTCCTTTCTTATATATTCTAGCATAAGTATAAGCTGGATATAATTTTAATCCTGTTGCTTTTTCCATTTTAGGTTGGCATTTTAACATTAAAGTTTCCATAGCTATATTGGAATACTGACTATAGGTATTTGGTATTTGTGTATCATCATAGCTTCCTATAATATTTTCAAAAGGTGAAAAGTATCTAGCTTGTTTACAAGTATCATAAACTTGTTTTTGCATCATAAAATAATTATATAAAAATAATGATAAATCTTTATCAATAGCTTTTCTTATTATTATATATTTATTTTTTTTAAACATCTTTTGCCATTTCTTTTGGTATAGCAGTTATGTTCCAATGTATAAATCTAAATGGTTCAATACCAAAATCTACACTAAATTCATGTTCTAAAAATCCAGGAAATATAATTAATGTTCCAGGTATTGGTTTAAGGTGAATAAGTTCTGATCCACTCCATATATCTTTTTGATCTTTCATTTTTAATTTTGTAGCCCTTGCACCAGTTCTTGGTTCGTGAAATACTGGATAAGATGTTTTATCACTTGCTTTTAAAAAATAAAAACCCGATACGTGTTGATTCCAATGAACATGAGCAGAGTGATGACCACCACCTTTTTTTGCAAACTCTTGTACCCACATCTCACTAAATAAAGTTTTATATTGCAACATATCAAAACCTTGATGATCTAAATATTCCCAAGACTTTTGACCAATGTAATTTTTAAAATCTATAAAGTCATTGTCAGCTGTAAGTGGTGTTGAGTGATATGATCTTCCAAAGTCTCCAAACTTTTTTATATGTGCTTTAGCTTCTGGAAAATTTTTAGCTTCTTTAATATATTTATTACTAACTTTAGTTAATGACTTAACAAATTCAGGTTTTTGTTCTGACCATATGCTCGTATTAAAATAATTATTAATAAACATATTAATTAAATGGATTTCCTGTGTTCCACACTACAAGACTATATCTTGTTCCTGATGTTACTGGTTTTACTCTATGCCATACAAAACTAGGAAATACAATAATAGAACCTTTGGGTAATATTTCTTTACATTGTACTTTATGTTTCAATTCATCTCTCATATGAGGATCATAATTTCTAAAATCAAATTCTAATTCTCCACCTTGATACTCTGAGCCATCTGTTAATTGACAAGTCATAGATAATTTTCTTATCTTACCATGATTTGGTGTATTAGGTTTATCGTATGGTTTATCCCAACTATCACAATGCCAATCATAATATTGATTAAGTTTATATTTTGTAAATTGACAAGATTCTGATCTATCCCATTGAAAATTCCAACCTGCATTTTTATTTGCCTCATGAACAAATGGGTGTAGTTCTTTATAAATCCAAAGATCATCTAACCAAACTAAATCAGAATTTCTTTTTCTTTTTAAATCTTTTATTTCTTCTTTTTTTAATTTTTTATCTCCATAGCCACCTGTTCTAGCTATTTGTTCTTTTTGTGAATTAGCATAAGCTATTACATCATCACAAAATTTAGGTGTTAATGCAGATTTAAAATACCAATAATAATTAGATATATTCATAAGTAATTTTTAAAATTAAGTTTAAATTATCTTTTTGATTATTAGTTATAAAATATTGTTGTGTACTAGGAAAAATTATAAAATCATTGTTACCTAATTTAATATCCCAACTTCTACCTTTTCTTCTGTTATTATCATAATATATTTTTACTAAACAATTATTTAGATTTACTCCATATAACATTGTATAATCTGGAGAGTTTCTTAAATCTACTTCATTAATATCTTTTTCAGGATAAGATGTTTCATTAGGTTTAAACATATATCCAGTAGTAAGTTTATTTACTAATTGAAAATCATATTCTAATCCAATATATTCTCTTAAATATGTATTTAGTTTATCCCATTCCCTTGAAAAAGGAAATTGACAATCTTGTATTTTTTGTTTGATTATATCTGTTTGTAGAGTTTCTCTATTAATCTCAAAACCTTTTGGCATTGAAATTTGTCCTGAATATAAATCTATTTGTGATAATAATTTTTTCTTAATGCCCACCATACATTAAACTTTCTATATTATGCTAAACTATCTGTCAAATTCCAAACTGTTGTATTTTCATTCCAATCATATCTCCAAGAATGAGTTTCTTTTTCATTTTGTGAAGTTTGTTCTTCTGTCAATTCTGGAGCATCACCGATTGGTGATTTCCAAGTTGCTGTTGCAATATCTTTTACCCAACTAGCATAAGGTTTTTTAGACCAAAAAATATTATTTTCTTCGTCCCAAGTATAACCTATTCCTGCATAGTTTCCTCTAAATGCTTGTGTATTGTCGCCTGATGAATGAGTATTATTAAATGTATTGTATGAAGTTTGAATCCACATTTGAGCAGGCCAATTATTATGTTTTTCCAACCATTGTTGCCCATTAGCTTCTACTTCATTACCATCACTATCTTCCATAACTTGATTATCCATAGGAGTCACTTGAATAACTTTTCCGTTTGATCCTAGTTTTGCAAAATGTGCCATACTTATTATCCTTATATTTTATTGAAATTTGTACCTTATCATTACTATACCTGAACCACCTGCCGCCGCCGATTGAGGTTCACCAGCACCACCTGCGCCACCACCTGTATTAGTTGTACCTGCTGTTCCATTACTACCTGGATTTGAACCAGCACCACCACCATTTGAAGCTGGACCACCACCTTGCCTTCCGCCACCTCCACCACCACCTGCACGACCCACTGGAGATCCTGAAATACTTGTTGTTGTACCTGCACCACCAATACCACCTCTAGAACCTGCCACCGCATTTCCACCTGCCGCATTAGCACCACCACCTGCACCACCATTTCTACTTGTAGAACCTTCTACTTCTGCACTTCCACCACTATTTCCTTGTTGAGGAGCTACTGGAGGAGTATTACCTGACCCACCATTTCCTTCAGTACCACCACCTGCTCCACCACCACCACCTGAACCACCAGGTAGTCCATTATTAGCAGTCGATGGATTATTTTCACCAGAACCTCCACCACCACCTGCCGCTACAAATCCACCAAAAGTTGTGTTACCACCATTTGTTCCAGGAGTATTACTAGGACCACCTGCGCTTCCACCAGCACCAACTACTACTGCGTAACCTTGTGCTGTAACTGTAAGTCTGTTTCCTGAAGTTCCATAACCACATTTAGGACTAGCAGTATAAGGAGTAAGAGGAGTTTTAACTTCTCTAAAACCTCCAGCACCACCTCCACCACCATCATTTGTTCCAGAACCTCCACCACCACCAATTATCATATATGAAACTTCATTATTTGATGGTGAACCTGATACTGAACAAACTGTAAAAGTTCCAGGGCTTGTAAATGTGTGTAATTTAAAATTTGTATCAACTGTTGCAACAGTATTTCCACCTGATGCCGAAATAAAAGTAAGTCCAGTTTCTGTATCTTCTGCATTTTGAATATTAATCCAACCTTTCGTTCCATCTACATAAACAAATGTAGCCGCCTGACCATTAACATTTAATGTTGCGTTCTCTGCTACACCACCAATTTTTTCTGAACCATTGGGTGATATTGTTAAATTACGTGTTGAAAAATTTCTTGCATAATCAGCTACGGCAAATGCCGCTCCAGCTTGACCTGCTGGTAAACTAACTGTAAGAGCACTCCCTGAATTTATGAAATAACCCTCACCTGCAGTTACTGTAAAGTTTGATGTCTTTGGAGTCGTAACCCAAGATATTAAACCCCCACCACCACTAGCTTGCCAACTTATATCTGTTCCATCAGATGTTAATACTGTATTTGCACTACCTTTAGTTAAAATTGCTGTTGCCGCACTAGAATTTCCATAAATAATACTTCCTCTACTTACTGCGTCTAATTTATTTAATTCTGTTGCAGTAGAAGTTACAGCTACATTTTCATTTATTTTTGGTGAAGTTAAAGTTTTGTTTGTAAGAGTATC